GTGTAGGCTGTAAGGGGTATAGTTATATACCCCTACACATAAAACATTATTTTTTATTTATACGACAATAGGAGGAAAAGTAAATGATTAGTTTGGACGCAAATTGGAAGAACATTAAGGGTGATGATGGTAGCTTCAAGACGCTCCCCGCAGGGGTTTACAAGTGTGTTGTGAAACAGGCGGCTGTAAAGCAGTCTAAAAAAGGCGGCAAGGAAATGTTGGTTCTCTGTTTTGATATTGCCGACAACAGCGAATACAACGGCTATTTCATGGATTTATACGCTAAACGGCACGAAGAAGCGGTAGCAAAGGGCGAACAGGCTAAATACCCCAACGGTGGCTGTTTCTATCAGCTTACGCAGGGTGATTTCCTCCCGCGCTTCAAGTACCTCATTGATTGCATTGAGGAATCCAACAGCGGTTACATCTTTACGGGTGATGAAAAGAGCCTTGTAGGTAAGGTGTTCGGCGCGGTTATGCGGGAGGAAGAATACGAGAGTCAGCGTGATGGGTCGATTAAGACCACCGTTAAATGTGACCGCATTGTTCCCGTAAGCAAAATCGAAACTACGAAAGTTCCAGAGTGCAAGAAGCTGAAAAACGTTTCTACGGCAAATGGTTCTTCTCCAATGGAAAGCGTAGAAATCCCATTCTGACCTTTTGACTAATTAATGCAAGCCCATTTCATAGTAATTTGCTATGGGGTGGGCTTATTTTATTTTGTTTATTTTATGATACGATTGTGCAATATCAAATAAATTTGTTTAATTAAAAATAAATTTGAATTTTGTAGTTGACAAAATAGGGGTAAATTAGTATAATGGGCTTATGAATTAGAGATAAGGGGGTGAAAAAAATGACCGATACGGATAAGTTCAAAATTGCCATGATAAAGGCAGGTGTAACCACAAAAACAATCATGGAGGAATTGAACATCACAAGAAGTGCTTTGTGGAACAAAATGCACAACAAAAGTGATTTCCGACAATTAGAGTTGAACAAGCTGTTTGACCTGCTGAACTTGAAAACGTGGGAAGAACGCCAGAGTGTTTTTTTTGCAGACAGAGTTGAATGATTTTACGGGGTGTATATATCGGCATGATTGAACATGGCACGATTGAACAAAAGAGAGTAGTTAAGGGTATATGGATTCCTATTGAGATATGGGAAAACGAAACTCTTAGTATTCAAGAAAAAGTAATTCTTGCTGAAATTGATAGCTTTTGTAACCATTATGAAAGCTGTTATGCAAGTAACGAACACTTTGCCAATTTTATAGGTGTCGGAACTAGACGGATTCAAAAAATCCTTAAATCGCTAGAGGATAAGAACCTTGTTGAAAGGGATGTTATTTACAAGAAAGGCACTAAAGAGATTGAAAAAAGGTTTTTACGAGTTCGCTACCCCTCCTGTCCAAAAGTTCATGGGGGTGGTGTCCAAAAGTTCGTGGGGGGTGGTGTCCAAAAGTTCGCAGATAATAATACATCTATGAATGAAACATTGAATAATAATAATATATATGGGCAAAATGCCAAAAACGAACAATCTAAAAAGCGTAAAGTCTTTATTCCTCCTTCTCTTGAAGAAGTCGAAGCCTACATCACAGAAAAGCAATTAAATATAAATCCCAAAACTTTCTGGGATTACTATGAGTCTGCTGATTGGCACGATAGCAAGGGCAAGGCAATAAGAAGTTGGAAACAAAAATGTTTGATGTGGCAAAACTATAACAAAGATAAGCAGGTAGAAAAACCTACTCCCTCTAAGAGTAAAGTTGATTGGAGTGTTTTTGATGGCTGATGTTCGTGAATACGAAAAACAGTATGAGGAACAGAAACATCAAGCTATAGAAAACCTTCCTAGTAATTGCGCTTTCTTAGGGATTGAATATACCCCAGAGCGTGAACAGGAGGTATGGGCAATAACAGAAGCGGTAGAAATCAAAGACGCTTGTCTGCATTGCCAATACACGGTGGATAATTGTTATAAGTGTAAACATATCCGTTATGCAGGTTTCAAACCTTATACAGAGGAATGTGTGAAATTCAAAAAGTATATTGCACGCAATGAAATTCAAGAGTATCTAAAAGTAAGTGGTATGGGCAAGCGGTTCTTAGACAAAACTTTTGAGAATTTTGAAGTTACAGAGCCAACGCAAAAGGCTTTTAATGCTTGCATGACCTTCTGCAAAGAGTATCTTTTGGATAATGGAATACGGGGGATAAAGCTGTTTGGCAACTATGGGTGCGGAAAAACTCATTTAATGTCAGCGGTTATTCACAAACTAGCTGAATATCATAAAGCCGCTTTCTTTGTAGTTGTGCCAGACCTTTTAAAAGAAATCAGACAGGGATTCGGTCAAGGGGGGTATTCGTCAGAATTAATAAAGAAAGTGGAGATTGCACCAATTTTAATTCTTGACGATTTAGGAGCAGAAAAATCTTCTGAATGGGTAAGAGAGCAACTATATGTAATCATTAATCAGAGATACATCAATATGTTGCCTACCCTTGTTACAACGAACTGTACGACAGAAGAATTGATGGAGCGATTGGGGGAAAGAACAGTAAGCCGTCTTATTGAAATGACTGATTCATACAAGATTACGGCTGATGATTACCGATTAAAAAAATAAGGGGAAATCCTATGGAATTGTCGGACAAAGGAACAGAAGAAAACGTATTAGCATTGATTATGAACGCGAAAAGCCGTGAAACGGTATCTGATGTGTTCGCAAAGATTGACCCAGATTTGTTTTTCTTTGAACCGCACAGAAAACTTTATAACCTTCTTTTTGATTGTTATATGAAGGGGGAAGAAACAACTTATTTCTCTGTAAGGAATAAGCACCAACGACAATTAGACGAAATAGCACAAGAATTAACAGATGGTATTGTGACAATCGGTTTGGGTTTTAACAACATAGACTATGCGAATGAGTACCTAGAGCAATCCGAAGATGTAATAGGAATATTGGCTGACAGATTGAAAGCCAAAAAGAAAATGCGTGATTTGCACGAGATACAAATACGGATAGCCAATGGGTTAGAGCAGGAAGAACCACCAGATAGCACTTATGAAGCTATTGAAAACCTTCTTCTTAAAAACCATAGTTCAAGTGCTAACCGTTCTTATCTTTCGCCTAAAGAAATGGCGTTGATGATGGTTAATTCTGCGGCTGACCGTATGGACAAGCAAAAGAGGGAAAACGAGATAATCTATACTTCATATGAGAAGTTCAATAAAAAATCTGGGGGGTTGGAAAAGGGGAATTTAATAATTATTTCAGCGGAAAGTGGCGTAGGTAAATCCGCGTTGGCATTAAATCTTATTCGTGATGTTTCATTTATTGGAGGAAAATCTTCTGTATACCTTAACAGCGAAATGACCGATAGCCAACAGGCAAGACGCTATGACGCACTTCTTTGCAAGGTTTCACATAAAGCCATCCGAAGCGGTGAAATCTCAATGGAAGAATATAATAATATTTTGAAAGTGGCAGATTCATTTGCAGGGAAACAAATTCACACCATAACTATTCCTGATATGCAATTACCGCAAGTATTAGCAGAATTGAAACGCATGAAAGCAAAAGCGAATATTGATTTTGCTGTAGTTGATTACATAGGAAGAATGGATTTTTCTAAGAATAAGAAAGACCTTTCAGAGTGGCAATTAATGGAGCAATCGGCTAGAGAATTGAAAAATATTGCGCTTGAATTAGATATTGTTGTCGTGATGGTAGCGCAAATGTCTAGCAACGGACAGACTCTTGCAAAAGGTTCTTCAATGAAAAATGAATGTGACCTATGGATTAACATAAAGCGTGTAGAGGAAAGTGATTACAAGGAATACTTTGATAATAATGGCGTTGGGTTAGATAAGTGGTGGAACGTTCTTCTGGATTTTAAGAAAGCTAGAAGCGCAGAATTTGGGTCTAAAATACCAATGCACTTTTACGGTGACGAATTACTTTTTACAGACAATGAAGAAGAAGCAAAACATTTTATGTACTTAGAAAAAAAACAGGGGGAATATGTAAATGGGCGCGGCGCGGAAAAGGGCTAGAAATTCGCGAAAGACAAAAGAAAAGGCACAGTTGCGGGAACAACAATACGATATTGAAGTTTATAGAAACATCAATTCTGTAACAGAAATTCTCAAACGCTGTGAACCACAATTTAAGGCTGATATTACGGAGAATGTTATCCGTCAAATGTTTGCTATGTCCTTTATGGCTTTGCATGATGTGTTTGGATTCGGCAAAATCAAAATTATGCGGTGGTATAAAAAGATGTTATCCCTTAACCATGAGTTGATAGAAAATGGTGGGGATAAACCATTAGATACTTTGCTGACAGCTTTAAAAGACGAATATAAATTTGATGTTGATAAAGCAATGGTTGAAATCAACAAAGAGTTTGACCGTGAAATTGAAGAAAAGAAAAAGGCGGCGATTTGATGTTATATGCGGTAGATTTGACGATTGAAGCAGAAAAAACATTGATTGTTGAAGCTAGTAGCAAGGCAGAAGCGGCAGGGAAAGCCAAACGGAAAGAGTTAGACCGTAAGCATTTGTTGGAAGAAGGAGAATTTATTGTTCTTTGTGCCACAAATGGAGTGCGAGAATTAAAAGGAAGTCTGAAATGAAAAAATCATACAGCATATTTCTTGAATATGTAAGGGACGATTGTATGACCGTTCTGGCTAATAACTGTGATGAAGCAATGGCACTTGCAGAGGAACGAGCCGAAAAGAATTTACATGAAGGGGAAATCGTTAGAGTTGTGGGCTTTGCATTAGACGCAGAAAGTGAGATTTAAAAACGCAAAGGGTATACGGATATATGGGCAAGCATTTAGACATGGCTGAAATGGGCTTTGTTATCGAGCACGAATGAAAATTATGGGGGTTATGAACATGATTGACAATGAAGTTATGAGCGTAGACGAAATTAAAGCGGTTGAACGTGTAGATAAGGATTTGCGTAAAGCCGCAAAAGAACTGGGCGAAAGTCAAGCTAGATACCTTGTTGACGCATATTATCGTGAACAGGGTGAACGTATCGCGGCTGATAATATGGTTCGCGCCGCCAAAGAAGCGGGAGAACCTACAGAGGTTGTAGAGTTTATTGCAGAACAGCATAGAACCAATGAAAAATCTATTAAATCCATGTTGAATACTTACACTTCCCAGAGTGAATTAGGGAAATGGTGCAAAAGCATTTGCGGTATTGGTGAAGTCATTACCGCAGGTCTGATGGCACACATTGATATTAAAAAAGCACATACCGCAGGAGCAATTTGGCGGTTTGCAGGACTTGACCCTACGCTTGAATGGGGGAAGGGGCAGAAACGCCCGTTTAATGCAAAATTGAAACGTTTGTGTTTCATTATCGGTCAGTCATTCATTAAAGTTCAGAACCGCGAAAAAGATGTTTACGGGCATATTTTTGCAGAACGTAAAGCATTTGAGCAGAAAATGAATGAAGAAGGTATGTATGCAGAACAGGCTAAAGCGAAATTGGAAAAATTTAATATAGGCAAGAGCACAGAAGCCTATAAATGGTATTCCCAAGGTATGCTCCCGCCCGCGCATATCAATATGAGGGCGGCGCGTTATGCGGTAAAGATTTTCCTTTCTCACTATTTTGAAGTTGCTTACGAAATTGAATACGATAAACGCGCCCCAGAGATTTATGCAATCGCAATTCTGCAACACGCGCATAAAATTGATGTTCCTAACTGGACGCATAAACCTGTTAAACCATGAAAATAGATAGATTCGAGTAATCTGAGTGAGCCATATAATAAGATTTTACAAATAATTTAGAGTGAATTAATCAGCTAGATTTTACAACTTATAAGAATGAAACAATAAGGCAGATTTTATACGATTTAAGATTGAGTCTTAATATAGGATTTTACGTGTGGGTGGAACGAACCACATTCAAGGATTTTTCAATAAATACGAGTGAACCAAAGTTCAAGGATTTTTCAATATATTTGAGTGAACCATGTTAAGCGATTTTTCTAAAGAACTGATTGAGTCATGTTAGAGGTTTTTACATCATAACAGAGCGAACCGAAATAACGGATTATACTGTAGATAAGAGTGAATCATAATGAAGGATTTTACAGTAACCTAGAAATGAAACATAAAATGAGATTTTACTTACAGCCTAGATTGAACCGTTTGGGAATAAAATCAACAGAAAGGATTATACAATTCCTCTGAATGAATCAAGTATGTATATTTTACTTATTATACGAATGAATTAAATCCACAGATTTTACATATTATACGAATGAATCAATATTATGAATTTTACATTAAATATGAATGAAACAAGAGAATGTATTTTTCTAGTGAATATGATTGAACCATTTAATAAGTTTTTTCAGCAAGAACGAGTGAAACATTGTAGGCGATTTTTCGTGATTGAATGATTGAATTAATATCCAAGATTTTACATAATTGCAAGAATGAATCAGCATACTCGATAATACAAGTGCTGTGAATGAAACATCTATGAGGAATACACATAGATAGAGATTGAATTATTGAGGTGGATTTTTCATAAAAAGCGAATGAAACAAGGAAGAATAATTTTTCAAGGTCGTAGATTGAATCAACTCAAAAGATTATTCACTATAAGTGAGTGAGCCAATATTCTTTGATTATGCAAAAAGGAAAAGCGATTTTATTTATTAAAGGAGTCTTTATCAATGGAGTTTAACAACTTAAAAGAAGAAGCATTTAAACAGGTTGAACAGCGTTGTAAATTGAGTGAGTGGTATAACAAAGGATTAAAGGACGGATATATTGAAGGGTATGAAACGGCAATAGGACATACGCAGAAGGTTATTTCTAAGTATAATCTGTGTAATGAAAAAAATAAAAATGACGAAGAAAAAGATTTAATACCCGCCTTTAAATTCATGGGTGACTCTATGGGGTCACTTATTGATAAAATTGTTGAAGAATGTGGGGAGGTTGTAGAAGCATGGAATGACGGCGAAGCAAAAGACCGTGTGGCAGAGGAAATTGGGGATGTTCAGTTAGCTTGTGAAACCGCTTTGGCAGGGTTAGGCTATCACGAAAAAGAACGGCGCGGAGTTCGATTGAAAAACATCAAGAAAAATAAGGATAGGGGGTATTATTGTGACAAAGTATCAGCAGACAATGTGGAATAAGGCAAGAAACCGTTGGTACGCACTTTCTTTAATACTAGGGGAGTCTGACGAAACAACAAAAGTTATAAATGTTGCTATGAAAGCAGGTTTTTGTAGCACAGACGCTATGAGAACTTACTTCATTAGATGGGGCGATAAAATGGTAGAAAACTACGGCAAATTGCCATATCGAATGTTAAATTCAAAAGCCTATATCAAATATATGGAGTTGATAGATTAATGACTGAATATTACATGGGGCTGTTAGTTGGTGCGGGTATAGGTTATTGTCTTGCGCTTACAACAATAATAGCTGTATGGACTTTATGTGTGATTGCCAAAAAAGTAAATAAGGGGCGATAACATGAGAGAAAAGCGAACAAGGAAAACAGGGTATCATAAACCCAGAGCACTTGAAGCGCAAATTAGATGTAACCATGATATTTCTTGCAACATGATTGAGAGTGCCCGTTTGCGAAAACCTCCTATGGCAATGCCTAGTCCTAGACATACTTCCAGATGGTGTAGTGGTCGCTGTGTGATTTGTGGTGAACACATGGAGTGCGTTACTAATCTTCATGCAGAAAAACATGGTTATAAAAATGCAAATGAAATGATAGAAGCAGGTCAAGTTGTATTTGATTAATAGGAGAGGAATTTTGACTGATGAAGAACTAGGGCGATATAAAACACTTCCTTGTCCTGTCTGTAAAAGTAAGAATACAAATGTACGATATGCAGGGCAAGGGTGGTATTTTGTGGGGTGTTTGGATTGCGGTCATAAGAGAACTTGTGACGAGTCATATATAGAGCAAGAAGTAGAATTTTGGAACAATTATAGTCGAAAGGTTGCTAAAAATGTTCGGTAAAAATGGGCTAACAAATGAGGGCAAATGTACAGGTTGTGGGGCTTGCTGTGGAAGTGTTCTTCCGTTAAGCAAAAAGGAAATAAAAAAGATTCGTTCTTATGTAAAAAAGCATGGGGTTGTTGTTACAAAAGTAGTTGATTCAATGGTGTGTCCTTTTTTGGATATAGAAAAAAGGAAAGACAAATGTAAAATATATTCGGTTCGCCCTGCTATTTGCAGGGAGTTTAAATGCAATTACTCCATTGATAAAATGAAGAAAGATAATCCTATCAAAAGAATGGGAACGGACGGTATCTTTGATATGAATGAGTTATTTGGAGGTATTAAATAAATGGAATTAGACAAAAGCAAATTTAAATTATATGACTTAGATAAAGCGAAAGTCGGAGATAAAATTATTGTTGGACGTTGTTACGATTATCCGTTATGGAGTTTTGATGAAGTAACAATAAAATCAATTTCTCCTAAACGTGGTGATATAACATTATCTAATGGGAAAAGATACCAAAATGACGGACGAAAAATAGGCGTTGGCAGGTGGGAAAGTCATTACGGTGACGGCTTTTTTGAACATACACAGGAGAATATAGCAATTATTAACAGTTATATAAGGGCAATGAATGAAGCAAGATATATTGTTCACTTATTTGGGAAAATTGAAGCGCAAGGATTTAAAATGCTTTATAATTTACCAGAAGATAAAATAAGTGCTATTCACGCAACATTTAAAGAAATTTTTGGTGAAGAAAATGTTTGAACATTGGCAAGCAATATTAGCAGGATTTTTATTTTGCTTACCTGCTTGCATAATTTTATTAATCTGGGCATGGATTAATCAAAGAGGTAAAAATGAAAAAAAAGACATTTGAAATCAGATTAACACTTGCAGAATTTTATGCGATACGAAATGCGCTTGCTAAACAAGGGAACGAAATAGAATTGCTAATAAAAATCAATGAGCAGATTGATATGTTACATCACTATTTTGATGGGCGGTGGCATTTGCCGCAAGGCGTTGAGCCTAATTTACGATTGTGGCGATTGCGCTAGGGGGAAGGTGTAGAAAATGAGCCGTAGATTTACAGGTGTAACTGATATTAACGGCAGGAAAATATATACGGGCGATACAGTTAAAATGCACTATTTTTACGAAGCACATGATTATCATACATTAGGAGCGTATGAAGGCGAAGCAGAAGTAGTTGGTGTTGTAGGGCATTGTTGGGGAAAGTTTTACACAGAACAAAAAGAACGACATTACTATAATGGCAAACTTGAAACGGTAAATTGCAGATATTATTGGGATAAATATTTACAAGAACCCGAAGAAGAATTGGAAGTTTTAGAGGTGTAGAAAATGACAGCGAATATTGAAAGAATGATTAATGAAAAAATGATTAAGGCGGCACGAGAACTTAAAACATTATGCGGGTCACTTCAATTTGAAGATTGTGTCGTTAAGAAAATAGAATGTCCGTTTCAAGAACAACCATTAATAAAAGGTGATAAATATGTGTGCCTTTTAAAATCATTTAATAAATACCCTTGTGATTGGGATATTCCAACTACTCTTGATGGGTGGATATGCAGGCTTGATAATGGTGACGCTAACGATTTGTCAAAGTCAGAGCAAGTTGAAATAAAAGAACTGTTGGTTGAACTGAAAGAACGCAGAGAACGAGAGGATAAAGAATTAGAAGAACGAGCATTAGAGATTGAGCGTAATGATTGGGAGCGTGAAAACAATGACTAATAGAGATAAGTTTTTACTTAAACTAATTGATATGCCAGACAGGGAACTTGCTAATATTTATTGCCTATACATTAATGATTGCCGTGATTGTCATTTTGTTGGCGTAAAAGGTTGCTTTGAGAAACTTGTTGAGTGGATAAAGCAGGAGCATGAAAGCAATGAAGATTGAAGAAGCTAAAAAGCTGTTACCACCGCAGTTAAAATATCCGTTGCCGATTGAAGTTATAGACAACCTTTTAGGCGTACAAAGAATAGCAATAGACATGAGTGAGCCAGACGAAAAAGGTATGCACTATGCACTAATGGCGGCATTGATTGAACTGAAAGAGCGTAGAAACGGTGGCTCGTTCAATTCTAACGCGAGAAAAGATTTCATGGACATTGTTTATGACGAATTAAGTGATGATGAAGATAATCTTCGAGCAAATAGAATTATTGACGCGGCAGATGTGTATGCAGATAGTTTTTAAGGAGCATGACAAGAGTGAGCGACTATAAATGCAAGGTGCGGATTATCCGAGATATGGAAATAACCGTCTACGCCAAAAATAAAAACGAAGCAGAAAAAGAAGCTAAGAATTTATGTGGATATGGTTGGGGATTTCCTCTAGGAGAACATAAAGAAGTTATTGAAATGGAGCGTATGACAGCTAAAAAGAAAATGCAGGAGCATAACGAAAATAGGGCTTGAAGGTGGGCAAAATGGCAAAGATATATTTATGCGTAACATTTGATAAAGATACAGGCGTTATGAGTTGTAATTGTGACGCGACTCTTAATGATTTGGTTCTTACGACGGGATATTTATTACGACAACAATTAATTATGTTGGCAAAAGAACAAGCCCCTAAAGATGGTATTGTTCTTGATGAAAAAATAGGTAAATATTTTTTGGCAGAAGCGGCAAAAAATTATAGCAAGCAAATTGCAAATATAATTGAATTTGGGGAGGTTAAGTAAATGGCAAAGTTCCCCAAAATAACAAATAGTGAATTATTTATGGCAAAAATTTATGAAGCGTTAATTATGGCAACAGACTTCCAGATTGGAAGCGGAGCAATAATTGTGAACGACGGATTAGTTCGCATACCGAATATTACTGGAGATTATGCGGTGAAAGTTGAATTTGTAAAAAACTAGGGAGCGTGCCGAAGAAGGGAGAGAATAATATGCGTTGGGTTACATATTATGAAGATGTTATGATGGGCGGTAAAGTAGCTGACATAACTATTCACAAAGATAAAGAGTCAGCGACGGAATATTTTAAGGCACATTACAAGGATTATTTTCAATTAAATCCTAAAGATATAAAAGTAAAACTACCTATGAGTTATGGGTTTGTATTTCGTTCCTTTAATGGAGTATCACTCTTGAAATTTAAACGTAGAATGATGGAGCGATTCAATATTGACGAGAACGAGTTTAATAGACAGCTAAAAGAATGGGAGCGTAGAAAATAATGGCAGATATAACAATGTGTCACGGAAATGATTGCCCATTGAAGAATAAATGTTATCGTTATACAGCGTATGCAGACCCGTATTGGCAATCTATATTTACAGAAATTCATTACAAAGGCGGCAAATGTAGTCATTTCTGGGATAACAGAGGTAAGCGAAATCGTCCAGATGGGGAGCCTATGTTTAAGGAGCGTGTTTCAGATGATAGAGAATGAGTTGAAACCTTGTCAATGCGGAAGTGATGTAGAACTTTGCAGAGGTGATGATGATTATTATATTTATTGCCCAAAATGCAAGTTAAAAACTTATTCGGATAGAGTCTACGATAACATTACAGATAACTGTGACAGATTAATAGATGTTTGGAATCGGAGGGGTTTAGATGGCAGAGAATAAATTAAACAGGTGCGAATGTGGTTCACAAGTTGATGTGTGGCAGAATGATGATGGGTATTATGTAGTTGGGTGCGGTAATTGGGGTTGTCCTAATTGTGCCCATAAATCAATGGATATATATAAAAGTGAAGAATCTGCTATAAAAGCATGGAATCGGAGGGTTTCAGATGGCAAGTTATAGGCAAGTTAAAAATGTCAATAACGGTACGGATTTTGCTAATGATATTATTGGTAACGGCAAGTTGTAGGCAAGTTAAGGAGGGGCGAAAATGGCAGAAAATAAAACTTGCCCGTTTTGTGGTAGTGACAGTATAGAAGTTTATACGCATTATGGTGAAAGCGCAGGGATTCAGTACGGCGGTTATTACCCAGAATGTACGGTTTGTGGTTGCAGGTTGAATTATTATGATAGCAGGGAAGAAGCATTAAAAGCGTGGAACGAAAGGGATAATCATGGCAGAGAATAAAATGAAAAAATATGACGGCGTAAATAATTCTTTCGGAACAACTACTATTAAAGTCTTATTTCAAGTAGATGAATATAAAGGGGCTATGACATATAAGATTGGGGGGAATTGTAAAGGATTGTCGGCATTACCACATGACGGTATGAGTATTATTGATAATCTGGAAACAGCGGAATTTGAGGATATGAATATAATTCCTTATGATGATAATGATTGGTTTGCAAAAATTTTTCTCACTAAATCTTATAATGATACACTTGAATATGATGTAGAATCAGAAGCAGAATTTGAAAATATGATTATCGGTATGCAGATTATTGATTTTACGGAGGATTGATTAGATGGCAGAGAATAATAAATGCTGTGCTAATTGCAAGCATTATGCAGAATATGAGCGCAAGGACGGCGTAGTAATATGCGGTTGTTATTCCTATGACATGATGTGTGATAAGTCAACAATAGACATTAATAAGTGTAATTGCTTAGACGGAGAAGGGTGGGAATGTGAAGATGGCAGATGATGTAATGGCATTTCCCGATACATGGGAAGAATATGAAGATTTCTACGGATTCTATGATATTAAACAGGCTTATATGTTTGGAAATACTAGACTTATACCTAGTTTTAGAGTACAGCAATGGTTAAATCATTTAGATGATATAAACCGTAAGAAACAATCACAGAAAAACAAGATGGAGCAGATTGCTAAAATGTTCGGCAAGGAACTAAACGAAAATTTCTGTGTTAGTTGTTGCAATACTAGGTTCTTACTTAAATTTACTTCTGATGGATTGTTGGTTTTTGATGATTCGTGGGGGCATTGGAACGGCGAAGATGGAATGTTAGAAGCATTACTCACAGGCGAGGCGGTGATTGTAAATGAATGAGAACAAGACGGCAGAGAATAAAGATATAAAATTAATAGCTATTAAATCTTTAATAGAATGTATTGACAATAGAGATATTGCCGAAGGTGGGGTTTTTCTTGATGATGATAATGCAGAGTTTGTTGCTGATATTTTGCGTTATCATTATAAGTCATTAACAACAAAGAATAAGATGGAAGAAGTAGCCAAAATGTTTGGGAAAGAGTTAGGCGAAGAATTTATAGTAAATGATGAATACCGTAAAAAAATGATATGTAAAATAACTGAAAGAGGATTGTTCTTTTATCACGGTAGTTATGAAGCGTGGTGGCAGGATAGCGGGCTGTTATCTGAATTAATTACAGGTGAAGCGGTGATTGTCGATGAATGAAAAAAATAAAATGGCAGAAGTAGCTAAACTTTTGGGGCAAAAAATAAATAAAAGATTTACGGTTGAATATTTCCATACGAAATTTGATTGCAAGTTTTATATAGGTGTGAGGGGGGAATGTGGTTTTACCGTACTAAACGAGCCAGAGTTTTCGTTTTGTTTTACCGAACAGATTTTACATGCGTTAATTACGGGCGGGGCGGTGGTAGTTGATGATTGATGAAAGGAAAATAGAGATTGTTGCTAAGAATTTTTCTTCTGATTCTTGGAGTAAGTATGAAAAGACTTTAGAAAAAATGATAAGAAGCGCGTATATTGAGGGGTTTAAAGAGGGAGTCCAGAAAGCGGCAGAAACGTGTAATAGATGTGAAGGAAAGGACGAAAATTTTGAACACGGGGCAGATGTATGTAAATCATGTAAAAGGGGCGTGATTATTGATGAATAAAAAGAGGAGGGCTGACAATGATAGACAAAAGTAACAGATATACTTATCAAAAACCGCAATATGATTTTGCCAAAGAATTGATAGACGAACTTTATGCAGAACTTGATAGTTCTGAAGATGAATGGGATAGAGGATATAATTCTGGCATACGATTTGTGATACATAAATTAAAAAGGTATACGAGTAAAGTTGAACGTGATTTTGGCATAAAAGCGGAGGGCTGATAATGAAATCATGGCTAAAAGGTAATGTGTATGTCTTTCGACAAGGCTACAAAGACGGCAGGGGGATTGCACGAAAAATGCACAGTACGGGTGCAAAAAATAGACCAAGAAGCAGAATGATTCGTAGGGCAAAGAGGATGATTAGGATGGTTGACAATGACTAACGGCGATTGGGTGCGGTCAATGACGGATGAACAGTTAGCAAAATGGCTTGACACATTTGATATGGACATTTGCGAGAATTGCCCGTTGAGCGATAACGCATGTTGCGAAGAAGAATTATGTATTGAACAATGGCAAAAATGGGTAAAGCAGGAGCATAAGGATAATAGCAATGACTAATCGTGAGTGGCTAAATTCGCTAAATAAACAGCAAAAAAAAAGGAGCATTGTTGTAATGAGTTATGAGTTTTCGGACAGAATGATATTGAAAGGAGAATTGTTAAAATATCGGAGATATTTATGCGAAAAAACAGTAGAACGCGGGAAGAAATGTGAAGATTGTTCCGCACATATCAAAGATATTAATAAATGTATTGTTGGTTTGATGATTAAAAAGATAGACGCATAGGAGGATAGCAATATGGAAGATGGAATGATTGACGTACCTTCAATTTTAATGGGGGAAAATGGAGAGCCGCACCATTTCTTAGGTATAGGGAGGGGCGAAATAAATGGCAAGGAGTATGTTTCGCTTACGTTTCATAAAATTCCAGAGGGGAAGGATTATACATGGGGGGATTTGTGGAAAGAAGAAGGAAACCCAGAAATGTTTTTTGCAATCGCTTTCGGTTCGGTGAAATGCGTTGATGTAATGATTTCACAGTTGAAAAAAATTAAAAAAGAAATGATGAAGAAGGAATCAAAAAATGGCGATTAATTCAAAAGACAAAGGCAAAAGGGGAGAACTTCTCTGGGCTAAATTATGTAGGGAACATGGTTTTGAAGAAGTCAGACGCACAGCACAGTATTGCGGAAACACGGGTGAAGCTAGTGATTGCGTAGGTTTACCGTTTATCCATCAAGAAGTAAAAAATGTGGAGCGTCTTAATATTAGGGCGGCTATGTTTCAAGCAGAGAATGACGCTAGGGAAGGTGAAATACCCATAGTAGCGCATAAGCAAAACCGTAAGCCGTGGTTGGTTACAATGAACGCTGATGATTTTTTCAAGTTGTATAAAGCATGGTTAGAGGGGGTATCTGATGGAGAACAAGGACAAGCGTAAACTATGTAATCTTCTTAAAGAATACCGAAAAGAATATTGTGATACAGCAAAGGTAGCCGCAAGAAAATGGCTAACAGAGAAATGTGATGTTTGCGATTTGGCAACATCAAGCGGTTGTATGATTGATGTTATTGCGTTGAAGTTGGAAAACGAGTTGTGGGAGGGATAGAAGTAAATGAAATACAAAGTCGGAGACAAGGTGCGATTTATAAAGCCTATTCGGGTAAATGGTGAATATGGCTATGTAGATAAAGACATTATATTTACTATTTCCTATTTTGACTACAAAGAAAAAACGTATTGGATAGGCAATATGATTTTTGGAACAAAAATGTTAGAAGAATTAACTGAACCTGTGGCAACAAAAAATTTTACAAGTGCATTGATAGAACGTATTAAAGGAGAAGGACAAGATGAAATACAAAGTTGGTGACAAGATAAAGTTTGTGAAGGATTGCGAGTTGAAAGACGGTAGAATTATACACGCTAAATCCGTGTGGGAAGTAAACGACACTAGCAAAGAATATTACCTGCTTAGGGGCGTAGAAAATTGTTTTTTCGCAATGATAGGATATAAACTTGTTGATGATAGTTGCGAAAAAATAAATACTGCGCCAAGCATAACAAAGCGGATAAATGATAAACACAATATTCTTAATGGGGTACTCAATTCGGATGGTAGCGTTGATGGTGAAAAGCTAATGGAGAAATTGGAGGAAAATCAAGTGTTTGTAATGAATGATAGACCAAAAAGACCTACTACCCCTGCAAGTACCCCTGCAAGTACAGGACGAGAAGGGAAATTCAAGGTGGGCGATAATGTACAATTTGTAAGGACTTTGAGTTTCCCTAGTGGCGGTTATATAAAAAAGGGGACTGTTTGGGAAATAGTTGCATTGAATGATACAAGATATACTATCCTTTTAGTCGATGGCGAGGAAGGAGTAAAGGGAATTGGTTATAACATAAATTCATCAATCGACACAATAAACAGTTATTGTGAAAAGGTTGAAGCCAAGGGCAATGATTCGGAAGAAGCAAAGACAAAAGGTAGTCACTACGAAAAAGCGGCAATGCAACCGTTGGAGGTCATGCAACGTGTTATGACTAAAGAACAATTCAAGGGTTTCTTGTTTGGCAATTTCTTAAAATATCGTATGCGTAGTGAGTTCAAGGGTCAGCATGATTCTGACGAATATAAAGCGCGGCAATATGCGTATTGGTTGGAAATGGTAAATGACGGACATGTTATTAATCCTTCCAAAGACAAAGTACCATACGATTATAAATATAGCATTATCTAAGGACAAAACAGGGGGGCGAGTTTTGTGTTGGAGAAGCCAGAACAGTTTGAGGAAATGATGTGGGAATGTGCCAAAGGAAACATAAGCACAGAGGACGCGGCTAAACGGTGCGGCATGAAGCGTGATACCTTCTATTCATGGTTGCGGAAGAATGAAGAAGCCTACCAGATTTACAAAAAAAACAATCCAATTCGGAAAAAGTCGGTTACTCCTTCTAAGCGGTACTATGCTAGGGAATTTGAATTAGAGCAGGAGCGTAGGGCAAAAGAAGTAATGGCTGAATATCACGCTAAATGTAAGATTGCTGATAAGGTATCACGGGCAAGGGCATTGGGTATGTCTTATGGATATTATTCTGCATTGATTGTTAATGGGCTAGGTAAGATATAGAAAGGTAGTTTTTAATGCACATAGGCTTAATTGATGTGGATTGTACTAAATATCCCAATTTAGTATTAATGAAATTGTCGGCGTGGTATAAGAAGCAAGGGCATACGGTAGAATTACTAAAGCCTATTGATGTTATGGGGGGAATTAATTTATTTTCCCCTTATGACAAACTGATAGGGGCTTGTGTTTTCACAAAAAACATGCCTATTGTAAAAGATTTACGGGAACAAGGGGCAGAAATCGCGGGGTGTGGTACAGACGATAAAAGGGTGTTGCCGTATGAAATAGAACATATATATCCAGATTATTCATTGTATGGTATCGCAGATACGGCTTATGGTTTTCTTAGTCGCGGCTGTCCAAGAGGTTGCCCGTTTTGTATTGTAGCAGGGAAGGAGGGAAAGAAAAGTTATAAAGTAGCTAATTTATCTGAATGGTGGAATGGACAGAAATTCATCAAACTGTGTGACCCTAATTTGTTGGCTTGTCCAGAACATAATGAATTGCTAGACCAATTAGCAGATAGCAAAGCAAAAGTAGACGTAAATCAAGGGTTTGACGCTAGACTTTTAACAGAAGATATTATTCAAAGAATGAATAAGATAAGATTTAGCGTGATTCATTTTGCATGGGATAATCCAAAAGATAAAATCATACAAGACAAATTATTAATGTTTAATGAGTTGTCAAATATTCAAGGCAAAGGAGCATACGCATTAAAAAAGGTATATTGTCTTACAAATTATTGGAGCACTTTTGAACAAGACTTATATAGAGTGTATTGGTTAAGAGATAATGGATTTGACCCTTATGTGATGATTTATGAAAAGGATAATGCTCCTTTAAAATTAAGACACCTTCAAAGATGGGTAAACAATAAACTGATTTTTAGAAGCTGTAAAAGATTTGAAGATTATAACAGAAAGAAAGGTTGATTATTTATGCCAACGAGAAGAAATTTAGATGGGGTTTATTTCCGTATTATGCGTGATGGCAAGGGTATCAATGTATGTTGGACTGATTTACAATGGGAAGATAGAATTGAATTTGCCCGTAAGAATAATAACGAGTCATGGCTTATTCAAATGATTCAGATTATGAATAGGGTTGCAGATGATTTACATAGGGCTTTTCCAGATATTTATATCAAGCCTGTTACATTGAAGGAAGGTAAAGCGGTCAGCAAAACATGGTTACGCAATTCGTTGTTTAGGATAACCGCTGATATTCGACTTGTTGCAGAAGAACAGGGCATTTTCGCAGAAGGACATGATTAAAAATGAATACCTATGTTGTCACATATAAATCTTTTACCACTTCCAAAACCATTGTCGTTAAGGCTATAGACATACCGCAGATTCTTAGGTGGTTGAACAAAGATGGGAAGTATAAGCAGGTAGAAGGAAACGTGTGGAAAACAGAGGAAGATTCGTGCATTGTAATTAAGTGGGTAAAGGAGTATGTATTACATGAATAAAAGAGTATATATCATTCATGCGTTGTTGATGTTATTCTTATTTGTTTGGTGGTTAGTCGTTGATGATTTGAATAATAAGCTGACTATAATATTTTTAATGACGGTGTTCACTTACTTGCAGAGAATATAGGATAACCCTCCCGCCCCGTTAAGGTTTCGTTTTCTTATACAGTAAATAAAAATCAGAAAATGAAAGCCAATTCGGTGAAGTACCCACTCCCCCCTATGCAATCCACCCCCCGTGTAAAATTCCGCAAATGGATTATGACAATCCAATTCGGTGAATGGAATCCAATTCAGTAGCCCCGCCGCCCAGAGCGCAGGGAGCGTGGAAACGGAGCAGGGGAAGGATTGTGCGTGGGGGTGCGCGTGGGGTGGTACAGAAAGCGCAATAAAGCCTTTACATTTTAGACTGATTATAGTATTATACTAATAACAAGGTAACTATATCTGTTTAGACTGATTGTAGAGCGATAAATAGCTATACTTGCTATTGATGTTGCTATTGTTATTGATGTTGATGTTGATGTTGTAATTGTGCTTGTTGTTGTGCTTGTTGTTGATGTTGCTATTGTGCTTGTGCTTGCAATGGCTATTGTGCTTGCTATTGTTTTTGCATTTGCTATGGCTATGCGGAAAATGAGAAAGGTGAAAGAGAATGAGAAAGAAAACAATTAGTAAGGCTGTGAGGGAGCAGAATAAACGTATGGAGGAAGTCTGGAAAGCCGTTGTAGCGTCCGTCACGGCGGCTTACGGGTGCTTGCTCCCGCAGGGCGAAATTACGGTGCAGGTGGTCTTGTCATGGGCGCGGGAGGAATTTCTGGGCGTGTTGAAGCGCAATGGCAAGATTCTTGCGTGGAAACAGGACAAGGAGTTTGAGGAAGGAAACAACCGCCGTTACTTAGTCACGCTGAATACGGCGAAAATTTGAACGAGAGTTTTATATGAGCGAGAGGGCGAGTATAAGTTTTTTCTCACGGTGAACGGCGTGTAGCCCCAAAATTTTACGGGTGAGCCGTATATGAGCGTGGGGCGTGATGGGGAGGATTGATTTCTTCTTTGAATTTTTCCCTGCCGCCCCAAAATTTTACGATTTTGTCTTATATCAGCGGGAGGGGCTTTTGGACGAAAACCCTTTTTCCCCACGGGGGCGCGTCCGCCACGGGTGGACTGTCCGCGCCAGATGGACGGGAGGGCTTATCGTTTGCAAAGTCAAGTAATAATCATTATCAATTATATACAATAAAATTTTATACAATCAATTTACCTCGCTGACCTGCCGCCCATCCTGCCGCCCATCCTGCCGCCCTCGCTGACCTGCCGCCCATCCTGCCGCCCATCCTGCCGCC